ACATTGTAACGCTGTATCAAGGCTTCCCAATTATCAGGGTCAAACATTCGGGCATACACACCCAAGTTAAAGAGAGCATTGTTTCGTGAGCCTTCGCCAAAGCCCTGTTGACAAAGCTCATTCAAACATGGTGGACCATCTTTTAACTTAGGTTCTGGCTCGGATATACGGTAAGCCGTAAAGTCTTCAGGCTTTATCAAGTAGCGTGTGGCTTTAGTCACAAACTCTTCAGGTGTCATAAGTTCACCCTTAAAGTCGTATACCGACCGCGTACTGAGGTCGCCCTTAAAGTAAGGCATATTCAAACCATTACCTGTATCACCACGGTCTACAAGAATGGTTGATTGTTTAGGAAATATCTCACCTTCGGCGTGGCCTAATGAAGCCGCCAGCTCGGTAAGTTTGGATTGCACAAACTCAGCTTTGAGTGCATCCGTGAAGAAGAAATAAATATGTGCGCCGCCAGATTTACTACGGCCTACCCATCCAACGATCTTAGCATCTTTGAGTTTTTTGACGAGTGCCTTATGGTCTACATCGTATGTATCAATATCAATCGCACCCCACTTACAAAGGTTATCATCCCGGATAGGGATAATGCCTAGCCCTTGCTTACCATCTAGGTGCTGTTGCCAAAGTTCTTCAGTTGGTGGCTGTTTTATGATTTTGTAAACGCCAAGCCGCTTGCCATCACTGCGCTGTTCGTCAGGATTAAACACGCCATGCGCTCGTTTGTTACCATCAAATAGCTTTAGAAATTTCTCTGCTAAAGACATATCTTACTCCAGTATAAAAGGGTGGGGACAGGGCATAGCAACTATAGATGATTTACCTTCCACGTCACTAGCCCCGCCCCCGAGCAACCGTAGGGCGATCAACCCCCACAGTTGAACTTAGAACGGCACATCGTCATCATCTTGCTGTGACTGTTGTGCAGGGGCTTGAGTTTGCTCTGGGGCTTGCTCTTTAACCTCTACCTCACCAGACTTAACAGACTTAGCGAACGCGACTGCCATTTCAAACACGGCTTTATCACCAGCATTAGAAAGGTCAATCGGACCGACTTTGTTAATGTCCCAGCCAAACCAATTACCTTTATCATTGCTTTCAGCAACGGTAGACAGTTGGTATTTGTGTGACATCATTGGCAAAGTGTACGGACCGTTTTTGCCTTCTGCTGTAAGTGACTGCATTTGTGTAACCCACTTGCGAGCTTTCTTCAGCTGTGTGCTAGACATAGTAATCAAGCAACGCTGTGGACCATCTTCATCAAGCAGGATTACAAAGAACTGAGCGGTGTTGGTCAGGATATTGCCGTTAGGCAGGATATCTTCACCGCGCTCATTTTTAGTGGTAGTGTTAACGATAGCATCGTCAGGCTGGTAAGAACCATAATATCCACCGCCCTTTTCACGCGGAGCCCACTCAACATAACGGCGATTGTAATAGCACGGCACAACCGCGATACCCTTTTCACCATCGTATGCTTTATTGGCTACAGTATTAAAGATCATGCCAGCTTCAGCACCCTCAACATACGCACCATCACGCTTATTAACCTGTGGGCTAAGTTGTGCAAGGATACGCAGAAAGGGGATAGCCATATCCTCTGAACTGGTTTCCTCAAAACCCAGACCACCAAGGTCTTCGAACTGTGCTACTGCAAGAGCAGTGGCTTCCTTTTTTGCTACTTCAGTTGCCATATTTACCTCCTAGTAATCTTGGCTCTTTGCCCCACGAATATACCCAACAGGTCATACGGCAAATTTTCACCTTTTTCTACCTGTTCCTTTACAAAAGACTTGAGTGTCATGGGTTCAACCCAAGTTTTTGTTTGAGTTGCCATACCGCGCTGTTCCAGCTCGGCAAGCAAATCTTTTGCGAGGTTATCCTCACCACGACCAAAAGCCGCAGTAACATGATTCTTAATTAGCGAACCATGCCCCGCTTCAGTAAGCCAACTAAAGGCTTCCTCAGCACGGTCTTTAGCAATGCTGGCACTGTAATAAGGTGCGACCTTAATTTCACTGCCATCATCCATTTTTAGCTCAGACATACCATGCTCATCCATTGCCGCTGGGAGTAAATCCTCAGCAATTTTGCGATGGTCGCGCTTGGCGTCTTTGAGCTCTTGCTCAAGATCAGCGATCCGTTGTTCCAACATAACTTGTTGTTTACATAGGTTACTTATAGTGCTGATACCTGATTGATTAATGCTGGTTAGGTCTCCAGCCACACTTTCAAAGTCCATTAGGCAGACTCCTTCCTATGGTATAGATCTACTACCAACGGATAGTAACGTTCCTCTAGCCTGTCCCACTTTAATGCTTTGAACTTACCACTGTTTCTACGCGCCGCTTCAGCACAGGCAATGCCTATACATAAAGGGTCGCCTGAGAGCAGTAGGTAGTCGTCATCATTAAAGTGACGCAAGCCACGATGAATGCGCCTAACTGTTGGCTGAGTGCTAAAAGAAACCTGTTCCTTGGCCGGAACAAGTATTTGCAGGTCACCGAAGGCAACTGCATCTGTGATATCTCTACCACGCACTTCTTGTGTAATGTAGACTGTCACGGCTTTCTACTCCGCTTTGCTTTCTACGCTGGGCGGGATTGCCCAACACAATTACCATACGCTTTTATATATAGTAGTAAAATAAAAAAGTTATCATACTGGTCTATCCGATATTTTAATATCTGATATCTGATATCTGGGAATTGTTAATTTACAAACGCTTACTTTGACTGGTCGCGCGGATAAAAACAAGACGCAAAAAGTGTAGTCAAGATTTTGGTTTGGGTGCTATTATACAAAGTACCCATTAGAAAGCGGTGTTATGCGTTATAAATTTAAGTTTCAACCCTACCAGCATCAGCTGGAAGCACTGAAAAAGTCTTGGAACAAAACCGAGTTTGCCTATTTCATGGATATGGGAACAGGCAAATCTAAAGTGCTTATTGATAATATGTGCGTCCTGTATGACCGTGGCGAAATTACCGCCGCGCTTATTGTCGCACCCAAAGGTGTGTATAGAAACTGGGAGCAAGGCGAACTGCCCACGCACATTCCTGACCATGTTATGTATGACACGGTGCTGTGGAATCCTAGCCAAACAAAAACACAGCTTGAAAAGCAAAAGACATTGTTTTTCCCAGATGATAACCTCAAGATTTTTGTTATGAATGTTGAGGCGTTCAGCACTAAAAAGGGCTGTGAAATAGCCGAGCGGTTTTTGCAAGCGCACAGCGCACTCATGGCTGTAGATGAAAGCACTACCATAAAAAGCAAGGATGCCAAGCGCACCAAGAACATTGTGAAAATTGGTAAGTCGGCCAGATACAGGCGTATCCTAACAGGCTCGCCAGTAACCAAAAGCCCTATGGATTTATACACACAATGTGAGTTCCTTGATTCGTGGTTGCTAGGCCATAGTAGCTACTTTAGCTTCCAATACGAGTACGCTGTCGTGCAACGCCGTAGTATGGGAGCGCACAGTTTCAATCAGGTTGTGGGCTACCGTAACCTTGATAAACTCAACGGCATACTGGAAAACTTCAGCTTCCGTGTTAAGAAAGAAGACTGTTTAGATTTGCCTGATAAAGTGTATATCAAGCGAGCAGTCGAGCTTACCGATGAGCAAAAATCAGTCTACAGTAGCCTTAAAACATTTGCCCTAGCCATGCTGGAAGAAGGCTCGGTAACTACCGATACAATACTGACACAGCTATTACGGCTACAACAGGTTTGTTCAGGCCATGTAAAATTAGATGATGGCGAAATGAAAACCTTTAACTCAGCCAAACTGCCCGAACTTATGTCTGTCCTTGAAGAAGTTGATGGCAAGGTTATCATATGGGCTAACTTCACACACGACATTAAGAACATCGAGCAAGCTATTGCAAAAGCATACGGCGAGCAAAGTGTAGCTACATACTATGGGGAAACCGAGAGTGATGAGCGACAGGCCATTGTCAACCGTTTCCAAGACCCCAACGACCCACTTATGTATTTCGTAGGGCAACCACGGACAGGTGGTTATGGCTTAACACTGACAGAAGCTAAGACTGTGGTGTATTACAGCAATAACTTTGACCTTGAAATACGGTTACAAAGTGAGGATAGAGCGCACCGTATCGGGCAAACTAGCAAAGTAACATACATTGATATTGTAGCGGAAGACACAGTCGACGAGCGTATCTTGAAAGCCCTGCGGAACAAAATCAATATAGCAAGTCAAGTCCTTGCAGAAGACTTCAGGGACTGGATTGTTTAAATCCTGCCCTTTTGCCTCATTAGCCATATAAACCATATGAAAAGGCCTATCGTTAATACACCAAGCAGTATGATAGCGCATATCTCTAAAAACTTTTGTCGACGTTCTCTTTGACGATAAATGGTTTCCTGACGCTCTTTACGCACACGAGCTTCTGTTTTGATAAGGTCATCCCAAGCCTGTTGACCCATAGTGTATTGGATAAACGTGCGTAGCTCTTCCCTCTGTTGCTGAGCTTTGCGTTTAGCCGCAAAGATTTCCATAGCTTCTTGCTCAACCGTTTTACTGGCTACGAGCTTTTTGAATATTGGAGGGTTTTTAGCCTCTTTTTCAGCTTGGTCAAGATCCGATAAAGCACCCATCCAGCGACTTACATCACCAATCATGGATTCAATATCGCGGCCTACTGATATCCCTTTCTTGATAACAGCAAAAGCTGATGAGGCAGTGGCTAGTGCTGTTACAGGATCCATTAGGTTTCCCCAATAGCTCGCATACGATTTACCAACCGTTGTGCTCTATTAGTGACTTGCTGATACCAACGGGAATCAACCATCTCATCAGCCGCTTTATTCCAATCACGAGCATCTACTCCTGCTTTCATACCTTTGAACTGACTAAGGCGGGGGTAGCCCATATTGAACATCATATTTGCAATGATCAATCGCGCTTCTTCCGGAAGCTCTTCATAATCTTCGTAGAGTTTATCGCATTCAGATAATACAATATCGATATCTTTATTAAATGCTTGTACCACTCTATCTTCGCTGACAGGCGTCCCGACTGGTGCTCCATGCTCCGGATCATCATCCCTAACAAGGTGGCCGATACCAAAAGTAGGATAACCCAAATGATCCAAGTATATCTCATACTTGCACCCTTCGTCTTCTTCTATTTCTTTTCTGAGTTGCTCTAGGTTCATGTTAAACCCATAATCCCTTGTTTGCGGTTTGCTATAGCCCCACCTAACTCATCGCGTGGGAATAGAGAGGCATAGTCCGTAGTTGATTGTGCTGGCGCAGGAGGCGCACTAGCTAATGGCGTGTTACCTATATTCAGGCTAGGAACAGGCATAGGCGGTTGTGCTGGCGCAGGAGGCGCACTAGCTACATCTGTGGTGGGTTCTGTAGCTACAGCTGATACGTCACCCATAGATGGAGCCATACGAGTCCGCAAGGTTTCTTCCTCCAGGGACTCACTTTGGTCTACAAAGCCCCTGCGGATATCATCAAGGATAATACCGTAAACTGAGTCTTTACCAATTTTGAAAGACTTACTACTATGGACATCTTTCATTTGTTTAACAGAAATAGGTGAAGCTAGAAACTTAGCCATCAGGTTTGCTTGGAGCACCTGTTTCAATGCGGCTATTTCTAAACCTTGCAACTGAGCAACAACAGAAGCTGATTGCAAACTTGAACCCAAATCATCAAGTTGATTAGAATACATTACATAAGTGCGGATATCAGCCAGCTCTTTCATATACTCTGGGTGCGCCGCGTTTTTGAACAAAGGCTCTAGCCTCGCATACTGACCTTCAAATTTCATAAGGCTTTGTATTTCTCTTGCCAGTATCGTTGGGTTGATAGTTTCCGCACCCAGATCAGTGCTAAACACGGTTGCTTTTTTGAGAATATCGTCAAACACAGAAGCTCGCATATTCAATGCGGCATTGCCCATGAAACCACCGTTTGCTTGTATGAACTTTGCCGCTTCAGCATCTGTCATATTAGACAACAGCGTTTTAGTTCTTGCACCGTTGGACATATCCCGCGCAAGCGCAGAAACAACAGCATCTGAATTTAGCCATGCAGAGCGTTGTGCAATATCTTCTATTATAGCTCTATCAGCCGCATTCGGCACAAGTTTTAGGAACAACTCAGGGTCGTTTTCTTTAATAGTACGGATACGCTGTGCAATCAAATCAGGTTTAGAAGCGAGGTCTTGCACAAAACCGTTTTGCACATCGCGTAAAAGCTGTTGCGCGGCATCCCGCCCTGCTGGTGTTTTGGAAGAGCTAATCAACCAGTTGGTCATTACATTCCAATCGGAAGAGTTAAACTCGCCAGACCAGAATTTTTTACCAAGTTCAGCAGGGTTTACCTGTGTGTTCCTTGCAAAAAAGGTATGGAGCTTACTGGCGTTCTTAACATCAGAAGCAAGTTTAGAGAGCTGTGTAGCTTCTTCCCATGCTTCCTTCCATCCAGCACCGCCGCCTTTGGGATTTTGCAAAACTTCATCTATAGACTTTAATAGCTTCACAGCATTTTGATTAGTTTGACCACCACCAAACGCAATATCAGCAACTTCGTTACGCATAGCTTGAAGTTGTTTGAGAGCATTGAAACTATAATCTTTGCCCTTATCACGAACTGAAAGTGTGGTAACTTCCTGATTCCAAACATTTTCAAACTTATCAGCGATGTTTAGTAGCCGTTGGTCTACTGATTCAATCGTTTCAGTTACTTCTTTAGCTGGTGTAGTGACAGTGCGGGTAATAGGTTTACCATCCGGACCAAGAACACCTGTTTCCACAACCTCTGTTTTAGCTTCGGTTGTACCAGCACGAGTTTGTGTGCCTACCCGAATATCTTGGGCTACCTCTTTGACAGGAGCTAAATCAAAAACAACATTTTCAGCTTCAGCAGTTTCAAACGCACGAGTGTAGGCTTGATCAGTTACTTCCCGCAGACTTTTATCCAACTGGCCTGTAAGCATACGGATATCTTCTTGCGTTTTCTGTAGCGTTTTGGTGTCGACATTCGCACCTTCAGCACGAAGTTTATACAAGTCATCAAGCTCTGTGCTGAGCCTACGAGCAGACAAATCTAAATACTGGCGTAGCTCTGCCGCAGTAAACCCTTCAAAGCCATCTGGTGATTTAGCTTTTTGGTCTAGCAACTGCCAGAGTTTTGCCTGTTGGTTATTGAACACTTGTTGCGGCGTTTTAGATAACCCCGCTACCTGACCTTGAATCCTTTTAATAATAGGGCTATCAGTAAGCTGGGAAACCGTGAGTAGTGGTAAGCCTAACCGTTCTGCGGCTTCCTGACCTACAATGGATTGTGGTGTGGTCTTACCAGCTAATAGGGCTGTCCTACCTGACTCACCAAAAATTGCTCGAACACGAGCCCCTACTCCAGGAGCAACTGCATTGATAGTAGCTTCCAAAGAACCGATAATAGCGGCATCTTTCAAAACAGAAGGGTCAGTCATAACATCATAAAATGAACGACCTGTTTCGTTTACTGCCCATTGCTCAAGGATATTTGCCGCCGCCGCTGAACCACCAACAGCCGCCGAACCGAGTACGCTGGGCGGGAAAATAATCGCCGCTGTAAGAGCCGCTACATTTGTAGGCGTTACCACATTAGCTTCTACTTCAAGTAGGTCAGCTAAAAACTCTTTACCAGCTCCTGGAGCTTCTGGGTTAAAAGTAGGATCAGCACGGTATAGCGCACCATTTGGCACGACACTATACAGTTCTACCGTTTTGCCGCCGCCTACATCTATACGCAAGTAACGGCCTTCAGGGTAGTGCTTTTTGAAATACCCCCTGCGATCTTCAAACTTATTGCGGCGAGCTAAACCCTCACGCACACCTACTTTTATTGGACCGACAGTATCTGCACCTTGATAACCTTTACCGCCATACTGATCAATAATCAAGTTTTCAACACGGTTGCGCTCTAATGATTCAAGTTCAACATCGCTTTTGAAAGGTTGGTCAGTGAGCAGTTGCCCTTTGCCAATATCAGGTTCAACAGTAAGCGGCGTAAAATCATCAGGACGACCAGTACCCATATCCATAGCACCAGCCACATCTTCGGCAAACTGCGACTCTATAGCCGCACGGTTAACTACATCAATAGTTTCTTGGTCTACTTGACGAGTTGGAACATCTTCCAAACTGTAAGGTGTAATCCTAGCACCGCTTGGAGTAAAAAACACATCAGGTACTGCATCTACAACAAGCGCATCATCATCTAGTGTGAGAATACTTGGTTCGAGTTTATTGGGGCTACCATCTACGGTATCGACTACCAAATCATCTTCGGCCATTTACTGTCCCCCAACGAAAGTCATGCCTGAATAAGTATCCCACAGTTTTCTCAAACTATCTTCATTCGGCACATTTGTAATCACTCTGCCGTCACGATCTCTTAGCACACCGAGTGAAACTAACTGCCCTGCGCTTGCTTTAAACTTATCAAAGCTGTCAAACTGCGAAGTGAATTTCGCCATTTTTGATTGACGATCGGTAAGGTTGAAAGTATCTGTGCCACCTTCCGCATTAACCCTTTGAGCTCTAATATCGCCAGCCAGACTTGCGGAAGGCAGATTTGCAATTTCATCTGCATCCATGATTTTGTTTTCTGGTTTAGCTCTCCACTCCGCGCGAGCCTTGCTAAGAGCAAGGTATTTAGCCTCTGCATCGGCAATGCCAGCACCTTCTTTTTGCATCCAATTTGTAACGAAGGCTTGCTCGTTCCTAGCGCGGTTAGCGGCATTGGTGTAGATTTTAGAAAGCAGTTTAAGACCGTCAGGTGTGGTGTAAAGGCTCGGACCAGCACCTTGAACCATCTGCAATTCTTCTTGGTTGAGGTTTCCAGGAATAAACTGTGTCAGCCTCAATGCAAACTGGTTAGACGCAAACTGAGCCGCTTCACCCGATACAGGGTCGCCACCCATAATCGTATTGTAAACATCGTTTGAAACACCTTCTTTAACAAAGGTATCAAGACCAGGAACAGCTTTGATAAACTTCTGCAAGCTCAAACGTGTTCCTGCGAGTGCGCCTGTTTCAAAGTTTTCAGAAGCCACTGCCGCTTGGTTTGCAAAGTTTTCAAGCTCTGTAGACAACCCAACATTTTTGTTAAGCTCAGTAATATCGTCGCCCAACATTTTTGCAAATACATCGTTAATAGATTTGCGTGGGTCGTAATTAGTTGTCAAGGTGTTTTTAGCCTTGAGGTAATTGTTTATGGCGTTTGCTCTAAACTCCATCTTAGCGGCTTCTGCCTGAGCAGGAGACTTACCAGCATCAATAGCGGCGGTGTAAGCAAGGTCAGCACCTTCTTCCATCATACGCTCGTATTCAGTTGTCACTGGCATAAGTTGTTTTGACAATATTTCAATTTTTTGAGCCGCCGCTTCAAATGCCGCACTATCTGTATCTGGATCCAGCGTATCAATATCATTTTGGGCAGATTCAAGCTCTTTAATATTGCGTATGAGATCAGTTGGCATTGGACCCATTTCCACGCCATCTGCTGTAATTTGCGTAGCTTCTTTGCCATCATACCTAAAGAACTGGCCTTGCGGGGTTTGGAATACTTTGTATGGGCGAACAACGCCATCAGGAGCTTTAAGCTCTATTTCGCCATTATCTTTATTGATGCTAAGGATATCGCCTGTATCCGTAACCTTTACATCAAAATTACCTTTAGCTTCTCCTACAAGATAGTAACCTTTGTTTTCTTTATTGATGTCTTCAGCGGCGGCGCGAGGGTTATACATCATCACCTGACCATTATCAAGCTTCTGTGTTTCCCATTTAATAGAACCTTGTTTTATTGGAGTAGATTTACCTGTCCGCACATTTACTCCAATGACAGAACCATCATCCATTTTTTGGATACTAAGGTCTGGTATCTTTGCCGCTTCTACAGCAAAAGTTTTCAATAGCTCAGACTGAGCTTCAGTTCTAGCTGTTTTGCTTGCCGCCGCCGCATCAGCCGCTTTTAACTTAATGGCCTGTTCGGTCTGGCTTTTGGCTTTTGCCATTTCAAGGATAGGGTCACTAACCGCTTTAATTGTTTCTGGCTTTAGCACAGAACTAATCAGCTCACCTTTTGGTGCATTAGCTACTGCCGCCGCTAATTGCAGACCAGCAATGTATGGGTTGATTTCGTAGGCTTTGCCTGTATCGCCCATAATGCCTTGATATTGTTTCAAATAATCTTCGTAAGAAGTTGATTGCGGAACCAAATTCATCATAGTTTGATAGTTCCCCAGATTAAAACTTGCTGGAAGTGCGTCCGCATTAAAACCTTTTGGCAATACTGTTTCGCCTTCTGGGGGAGAACCAGCCTGACGCATTACAGGTTGTTCACCCATAGCCATACGAGCTATAGCTTCTTCTTGTCCAGGAGCTTGCATCATACCCATATTGATGCCGCCCTCTGGCGATTCCTGTTCAGCCATTTCCATAATAGTAAGGGTAGGCTGGATAAGCGTTAGCACAGACTCTGGAGTTTGGTTAGCATCCTTTTTACCAACCAACCCTGCTAGTTCGGCACGGCGTTCTTCA